ATGTTGGGGCAACCAATGGACTGTAATTTGTAATATTTAAGCCAAAATAATAGTCGCCAGTTTCTGGACAAGTATAAGTATAAGTTGTATTATTCCAAGCACCGCTAACATTCCCACTTACAACTGTGTTACCCACTGGCAAAGCAAACCAAGTATTCAAAGTGCTTGTTGGTTTATAAATTAATTGTGGGGATGAATCATTTGCTTCAAAATTCCCATAGTTATTGCCATTTATACGGTCAAAATAACTACCTGGAGCTTCTTGTGGGGTAACATATAAATACTCAAACTCTGGCCTTGATAATAAACTACCGCCTAAAGAATAACCTTCAGCAGTGAAGATATTCTCTATCATGTCTTTTAGCAATATTGATGGTCTTAAAGCTTTATAGTTGATTGTATTTTGTACGCCTATATCATAACTTAAGCCACCATTCTTTTTGCAGTATCTATACCCATACCCATAATCCTTTAAATCCCATATAATCGCACCGCCTAAAATACCCCCAGTCCACGAGGAAACGACTAAAGCATTGCTAATTGTATGCAAGTAATTTGACCAATCTATTTCTGGCAATGTTTTCTCACCCCACTCAACTAAAAGCGTTTTGCTTTTGCCATAGAAAACAATATTATAACTGCTTGGAAGTCCATTTTTAAATTTAACCTCAAGCAATTCAATTTCCCCGTCAAATACTGGCAATCCATGAATATATATTTTGCCATTTAAAGCAAAGTTTTGATTCCAGCTTTGAAGCAATACATTCTCATCAAAGTAGTTTTGGAATATTTTATTATTTACATCAGTCGCTGGGATTGTAAAATTCTGTGAGAAATCCGTAAATACTGTATCAATTTTTGAGTAGTCTTTTATCTGTCTATTCAACTGTATGGATTCATCCTGGAATAAATCAACTGGGATTTCAGCACTTATAACACCCCCCAATGCTTCCATCTTATCAATTAAGCAATCTTGGCCCTCAATTAAACCATTTATGCATCTTTGGCTCATTGCCCCAACATATGGAGTAATGGTATCTATTGTGCCAGATTGAATTGTGAGTGAGAAATAAAGCATTATCTTACTATACTATTTATTAGTGGTTGTGCGTATTCAAAATTAAATGTGTACATAATCAGCTTATCATTTTTTGCAGTCTTTTTATCAAATGCTGAATCAGTAATTTGACAAGCATATATTTTGCTATTGTAATAAATATAAACTGAAGAGCTCAACATTAACTGTTGGAAATAATCAACATAAGCCTCTGGCACCCAGTTAGTATTTGCAAGTTGCTTATAAATCCCCTGGATATTGTAAGGAGTTCTAATACCTACGCCATAAGTCCAGGCATCAGCCATATTTGTTTGAGCATAAATTGCTTTATAATAGCTTTCTTTTGTAGTTGTCATTGCAACCTTACTAACCGCATTAAATGAATAACCTTCAATTACACCATAACGATTTTTAAATAGCAAGGTAGTTGTCCCATATTTATTTGGGCAATCAAATTTTACACTTATTGTCTGGCTTCCTCCCGAGTAATTGAATACCACATTGATATCATTCCCCCAGATTCCTCCAGCCGTAATTAATTGCTTTAGTTCAACTGCTTGCAAATATGTGCTTGAATTAGTTACTGCCGTTGGCGTTACTGTTGTAGTCCCACAAACTATGCTTGTAATCTTTGTTGCATCATACCAGATATAGTCATATGCAGTTTCAGTTGTTAAGTAAATAGTTGTTCTATCTGTCAATACTCTTTTTGTGGTTGCCTGGTTGAATCCTTCAAGTGTATATTCGTATCCTTTAGTAGCTAATATAACATTGCTTGTTATAGGGGCTGATGACCCACTACCCCAAAATCCATTAACCTTTACTGCACAATATACTGCACCTTCTCCGATTGATGGTTTATATGTTCCAATAGTTAAATAATTATCTGTAATGTATTGAGTAACAATTTTACTGATATCAATCCAGCTTCGATTCCCAGCATATGTATCTGGTAGTCTATTAAATTCAGCAACTGGATAAGCTGGTATTGAAGTTGTGCCAGACCAAACATATACTCTATATTGATAAATAAAATCTGGTTGACCGTAGTCAGTATCATATGCTTGATATATCATAGAGCTCAATGCTCCTTTTATGCCAGATGGTTGTACAGTTAAACTTATCATTATTTTCTTTTTGCTTTTTTTAGTGCTATGCCTATATATTTATAAAAATCATCCCCTAATGCTTTGGACAATTTATCCTGGTATTTGTCAACTGCCGTTTCAACTGAACGGTCAATGAATGGATAAGCTTCAATACCAAAATATTTTATTTTACGATTCATACAAAAGGCCATTGCCTTTCTGTTGTTTTTTGTATTCTTTAAAAATTCCCCAGTTTTAGTGTCTCTTGGTCTTAATCTTTTTTGACTAATCCATTTATCCATCTGTTCGACTGGAATCCCCTTACCTGGTTGTCTGCCATTATTGACATAAATACCATAATCATTCATTTGTACGCCATACAATCCATTGGGCAATGTAACAACCTTAATTGAATTTACTAATTGTCCAGACGCTGAATGATTGGCAGTTATTGATTTAATCCTAACATTTTTTGGCTTCCCATTGGTCCAATTAGCTCTGTATGTTTTACGTTTTACCTTTGCACCAAGATTGATTTTCATCTGGTCAGCAAGGAAGTCAAACATCCCCCTAAACTCCCTATTGAAATTAGCAGTATCCATCTGTCACTATTGGATTAGCCACATCAATATTTAAGCTAACAGTAAAGCCAGCAATTACATCATCATATGTTTCTTCAAAAGCAGTAAAAATAATCGGTCTCTGGATTTCTAATGCATTATAATAAAGCTCTTCGTATTTCTTTACTGCAATAGCAAAATCAATATACAATTGCTGAAGCACCATTGCATAATTATTATTCTCTGTATAGCCTATTTCTGAATAAAGCGTCTCTTGGTTCAAGCCTTGGTTTTCTGTTGTGATGGTATTAACTCTGTCAGCAATCATAATGTTTACCTGGACAGTTGCCATTGGTGAACCTAATGATACCTGGCCAATATTGGTATGCATATATGGATATACAAGCATTGACCTCATATTCGTTTCGGTTATATTACCATGGCTATACCTTGCCCCTATTTCATTAGCAACATCTTTACAAAATGCCAGGGCCGTGCCGATATGATTTTTATCTTTTTGCATGAATCTTTTTTAACTCTGTGTTTTGAACTTCTTGAAGGTCAAGGATGTAACTCTGCCACAATAAGGTCTGATGGATAGATTTGCATACCACAGCATCAACTTTGAGTAAGTCACCTCCAGTAAGTCCATATATAAATCCTTGCCACCCCCATTTTTTACTGAACGCTGAAATACCCGCATTTGCAAGTCCTTCGGATTCTCCTCCGCTAAACACTTCTGGATATAACTCACCAAGTCGATTCCTAAATTGCAAAAAAAAACAATGGCACCTTTTACATAAGCCATAGGCATTTCTTCAAAATCTTCGTTAATCTTACCCTCGTATTTTTCAATAAGATACTTCTTGCCATCTTCCTCAATAATCGGACGATATAATACGCTCATAACCTTATACAGATTATCACGTTCTTTTTGATAATTGTCAATATCTATAAATTCAGCCGTGCTCATCTTATCAAAGTTAGGAATCAATCCATACTTTATCCCATTAAGTTCAAATGTATGAATTAATCCTGGGTCATCAGATAAAGCTTCTTTTATATTGGCAATTATTTTCTCAAGTGTTTTGTAAGGAATTTGCTTTATTTCGTGCGTATTAAGCTCGCAGAAAATGGAAATGGTTTGAATAGCACGGTCAAAATCACTCAATGTCTCTGGAAGTTTTTCAAATTCCAGGTATTGGTGTAATTTTATATCCTTTAAACTTGTTGGGACGATTAGGCTTCTCTCCATATAGGTAATAAAACTAAAAAAAGCCGTTTTGTTACGAAAAAAGGGGCTTTTATGCCCCCTTTAAAATATTGAATGGTCTCCGTATCTATCGATGTCAACATACTTGTCAAACAAATCGACTATCTTATTGTTTGCCTTGATTATTAAGGTATGGTGGTATGTGATATCAGCTTCGCTTAAATCATAATGCAGTTGCTCCATAATGCATTCAACCTCATACTTGACCCATTCTTCAGCGTCTTCAAAATGCGTCTCGTTGAATGTCTCCAGCTCTGTCAACGCATAATATAAATCTTCTCTCTCTTCCTGGTTCATAGTCTTTCAATTATAGCGATTAAAGTGCCAAGTGCCAATACCGTTATCATAATGGCGTTAAATAGGTGAAGTGCGATGTTTTTAAGTGTTTGTTTCATGTTGATTTAAGGGTTAAGTTGTGGGAGGGTTGCCCCTCCCTTTTTTATTGTTAATATCCGCAATCCCATCCGCAATTGTTTTTGCCAAATTCATTTAATCTCCCGCAATTGCAATACACAATATCGGATTCTTGTTGTTCCAATTCAAAGATTCTATCATAAGCATATTGCCCTTTTCTGCTATTGCCATCCCACCCATTCAAAGATTTTCGAAGTTGTGACATTTCTTTGTGTATTGGTGTCAATTTATTAGCAATAGGCGCTTTAAACCAATCTTGCTTAACTAACCATTCTTGATACCATACTGGGGTAGCATTGAAATTCATACCTTTGAATTTACCGAATTTTAACGTGAAGTTTGTCATATTTTTTCTTATTTGATAGAGCAAAGATACAGTCGTATTTTGAATTTACAATACAAATAATCATATTTTTTGTAATTGTTTGATTTTTAGGCTAATAATTTTTATCTGATTGAATATTTGCCGTAGTTAGGACGATTAAAGCTATTGAATATTGCATACCTGGATGCATCAATGCCGTGATTAAAAGCATCCACTGGGCGATTGGTAGCTTTGCCGTCCTTATCTTGTATATATTTATAGTTTCTAAACTCTTTAATTAGATTGATTGACCGTGTAGTGATGTGTATCTTATACCTTCGCATCATGTCTATCCCTATATTGATTGAATCTGGCCCTTTTGCAGTGGGTTTTACGTTGAACCCATAGGAATGTATTTCATTGATGGACTTCGGTTCAGAGCTATCAGCAAATATGTTTACTCGCCTATCAATGTTTAACGACCTCATCACATCCACTATATCTTTATTAGTCATACCGTTCTGGTAAATGTGCTCAT